AGCACGAAACGTGAAGATGTCGAAAAGGTTCTGGGGGGGGGGCAGACCTTTTATGATGGTAACTGATCCGCCTTACGGTGTTGAGTATGATGCTTCATGGAGAAAAATATTCGGCGAAGACAACAAATTAAAAATAGGAAAAGTACTAAACGATGAGCGTAGTAAATGGAGCTCTGCATATATCCACGCCAATGTTGAAGTTGCCTATGTATGGCATGATTCTAAAAATTGTGCACAGGTTGCGATGGGACTGGAATCGAGCGGGTTTGAAATTAGATCACAAATTATATGGAAGAAACAAAGAATGGTAATAAGTAGAAGCGACTATCACTGGATGCATGAATCGTGTTGGTATGCTGTAAAAAAAGGTTCAGCAGCGCGTTTTATTGGTGGGAGAAAACAGAAAACAATATGGGCCGACATTCAGGATTCTATTGTTGATCGGGACACTATTTATGCAGTGCTTGTTGATCCTGTAACGGTCTATGCTTTTCCCGCATCGGCTTCAACAATTTGGGAAATTAAAAGTGATGCTACCTGTAAAGGTGGTCATAGCACTCAGAAGCCGCTTGAATGTATGGCTCGACCAATTAGAAATCACAACTGTGAGTTTGTTTATGACCCCTTCCTCGGTTCCGGCACCACAATGGTCGCCTGTCAGAACCTTAACCGTAAATGCAGGGGAATTGAATTGAGGGTAGCTTACTGTGCCGTCATCCTTCAGCGCATGTCCGATGCCTTCCCCGGTATAGAAATCAGGAGAATTGATTGAATCTTAACCCCCAGACACCACTCAACCACTCAACCACTCAACCACTCAACATTCCTCCTTCTTCCCTTCCCCCTTCCCCCTACACCTTCCGCTTTACCCCCGGGGAGCTTCGCATATTTCGCCCCCGCGAAAAGCTGACCGTATCACAGTGGGCGGAGAGATACAGAATAGTTACAGAGGGCACGGCTCGAGGCCGCTGGACCAATNCCCGTACACCCTATCTGACCGAGCCGATGAATTCCTGGAACGACCCGAACATTCAGGAGATATTTCTTTGCTTCGCTCCCCAGACCGGCAAAACCTCTTTCGTTTTTAACTGCCTGGGATATGCCATCGATCAGGATCCGGGACCGTGCATGTATGTTATGCCGGATGAGAAGGTTGCCCGCCGGATATCCCGCCGGCGGATTATCCCTTTCTTTCGCACTACGCCGCGGGTAGCAGATCTGCTCTCCGATCGAGCCGACGACACAACCACATTCTCCGTCAAATTCAAGAACGGCATGGACTTCATGATGGCCTTTGCGGGCAGTCCGGCGGAGCTTGCATCCGAGGCTGTGCGGTATCTTGTCCTGGACGAGACGGACAAATTCCCCCAGTATGCGGGCCGTGAGGCAGACCCCCTCTCCCTTGCAAAGGTCAGGACAAACACATTCACCCACACAAAGAAAATTCTTGTCATCTCGACCCCTGGCGAAGAGCCGTCGACAATCTACAGCGCCATGAAGTCCGAGGCCGATGACGTGCGCGTGCTCTACGTGGAATGCCCGGTCTGCCGTCACTCCCAGCGCATGCTTTTTGAGCAGATTACCTGGCCGGAATCAATCACCGACCCGCGCACAATCAAGCACCGCCACCTTGCCCATTACGTCTGCGCATCCTGCGGCATGAAGTGGAACGATCACCTCCGGGATGTGGCCGTCCGTAATTCCCGCTGGGTATCAGGTGTTCTTTCCCCGGAAAATGAATGGCATCCCCGCGAGCCGGAATACCGCCCGGTCACTGTGGCGTTTATTCTCCCCTCCTGGTATTCGCCCTTTGTTTCTCTGTCTGATGTAGTTGCCGAATATCTCTGGGGCGAAGAGGGCCTCCGCAAAAAAATATCGTTTGTCACACAGCACCGCGCCGAGGAATACCGCGAGGTCATCAAGACAAAAAAAGAAAGCACACTTCTTGCCGAACACAAAACGTCCCTCCCGTCACAGATTGTCCCCGCCGGGGCGATAGCCCTTGTGGCAGCGTTTGACTCGCACATCTGGGGATATCGGTTTACCGTATACGCCGCGACAGACGATAGCCTCGGATTTACCCTACACAAGATCCACCACGGTCACCTCGGGAACCTCGCCGACGTAGAGAATCTCGTATATCACGCCCGCTATACCGTCGAGTCATCAACGGAAACAATGGGCATATGGAGGGCGGCAATAGACACCGGCGGCAATAAACCGGGCGTTGGCAGCGATGATAACGAAAAAACAATGACCTCGGAAATATATGAATTTCTTCGCCGGCAGCCGCACGACGGCAGAATATCGGGCATCAAGGGTATGTCCCACATAACAGACAATGGTAAGGGTATCAGGCTGACAACTATTGATGCGTTCCCTCATTCAAACAAGCCGATTCCCGGAGGCCTTGAGCTTCGCTTGATAGATACATCGCGCTTCAAGGCCTGGCTGCATTGGCGTTTCACCAGGGGGGCCGGCGAAACCCAGAGAATACTTTTCGATGCAGATACTGACAATGATTTTGTCCGGGAACTGCTCGCCGAAGAGCAGCGCAAAAAACAAGGCCGCATGCAGTGGGTCAAGGTGCGCAGCAATAATCATTACCTTGACTGCACCGTTTATTGTCTTGCCTTGATCGACGGCGAGTGGCAGCCATCGCTCAAGCTTATGGCCAGGCGCGTAAAGCAGTTACAGTCGCAGAAAAGCCAGGCCCGGGCAGACGATGAAGCAACAGACAAAACGAAAGATAATAGCAAAAATAATAAAAATAAATCGCGGAGGTGGTAACGTGCCGGAACTTGAAGGTATGAAGGCAATCTGTAATCATGTTAAAAGGTCGGAATCAACGGTTTTGGATTGGATACGTTTTATGGGGTTCCCCGCTAAAAAATTAGGGGGCGTCTGGGTCAGCGAAACGAGCCTGATATCGGACTGGAAAAAGAAAATTATAACCTCCGACAAAACGAAAGAAAGGATCCCGCTGCATATTTTAAAAGCATCAAACAAGGCTGCCAGCAAAAATAGCCAGGCAGACAAAAACAATGCCAGGAATAAATCATAAAAATACTTGGCAAATTCTTTGTTGTATTACCTAAAAGGCCGGTACGGCGCAGAGTAGAAAGTGGGGATGGTAAATAAAACACCAAGAGGTATTATTATGAAAACATTTAATAAATGGACAGAGGACGAGATAAATAAATATTTGACGAAGTTTATAGAAAAATGTTGGCACAAAATAAAAGAGGATTACGACGTATTTGTGGATGGCTTCCCTATAAAGTGTTTGATGTGCGGTAAAGAATGGAATAGTCTTCCATTTTTAAGTAATTTCCCTAACCCCAACTTCTTCTCCCCTGCTGACTTTGACATCCTGAAAAAGTGGATGGAGAAAGAACAGCCAGGGTTGTGGGAAAGGTATCTATACCGAAATTTTACTTGGGATATAAAACCATTACAAACTTGTTCAGAAAAAATTAGTGACATCCTCAACCCCCGCAACCTCGTAGAGTATCTACTATCCGATGGGATAGTGGAAGAGTGGGGATGGGTAGAATGTAAAATAAATGGTGGATGTTTTGCTGAATGTATTGATAATCACAGGTGTAAGCCGACAGAACATAAAGCCATGCACCCCGCCCTGGAATATGCTGCGGGGCTGGAGAGGTAAAAATGAATAGCAGCACAGGGAGCAAGGTCCAAATCCTTGCTCCCTAATATTTCATAACCGCCCGCGAGGCGCCGCATTAACTGCCATCTTCACCAGCTATCCAAAAATCCTGCAATAATTAACGTAAATACTTGCTCTACAAATGGTCAAAAAGTCTTGTCAAGAAAAAAAACCAGTAAAAACCCGTAAAAACCCGTATCCATGCCCTGTTCACCAGTAAAAACCCGTAAAAACCCCTAAAAACCCTTAAACCAAGAATTACGCAAAAAACCCCGTGTTATAAATTTGCATGGCATACACAACCAGCGATTTAACCAACATCGAAACAGCAATCAGGACATTTATTTCCGGCGCGCGGGTCGGCCAGGTAAGCATAGGCGATCATATGATCCATTATGCAGATGTTACCCTGGCAGATCTGAAAGAATTAAGAGCAGAGATACAAGCCTCTCTCGGTTCTTTCCGTCCCCGGACTTATGCCCGGCAGGGGGGGCGCGGAAGATGAGCAAAATAAACAAGCTTATATCCGCCCTGAATACCGGCATAGACACTGCGATCGAAGTCATATCCCCCAAAACAGCCCTGGCCCGCAAGTATTACCGCGCACGCTCAGATAATATGTACGCCGCCGCAAAGACTACCCGCATGACAGGATCGTGGAGCGCCGTCAATACAGGCGTAAATACTATAATCGGCACATCTGCCCCTACGGTCCGGGCACGCATACGACAGCTTGTCAGGGATTTTCCATACTTCAAGCGCGCAGTCGAGACGATCGTCGATTATACAGTCGGATCCGGAATCATGTTCCAGGCCCGCGTTAAAGACAGCGCAGGCAATCTTGACCGCAAGCGCAATCAGCAGGTAGAAGACGCTTTTTCCTACTGGGCGGAAGAAGCCGACATTGCCGGCAAGCTGCACTTTTACGAAATCATGCAGTTGACTAAACGACAGGACGTCGAAAGCGGCGAATTTCTGCTTATCAAAAAATATCCGCGCGAAAGAAACCGTTATATGCCCTATGCCCTCCAGGTATACGAAAGCGACTGGCTCACATCTCAATATGACACATACGCCGGCGGATCAATAGGCATGGCAGCCGACAAGGGCGCTTCCACGGAGATCAGGCAGGGCGTTGAATATGACAGAACGACAGGCAGGGTAGTCGCCTACCATTTCTACGATCCGGAAGGATGGGGAAAGGACACAATCCGCGTGCCTGCCTCCGATGTAATCCACGGTTTCAAGACGCTGCGCCCCCAGCAGCTCAGGGGCATATCCGATTTTACATGCGCCGTGCTGGTAGCCCATGATTTGGGCGATCTGATGGACACGGAGCTTGACGGCGCAAAGATGGCCGCCAAGTGGCTTGCATTCGTTGAAGCCCCGAACCCCACCGACCGGCAGCAATGGACGAACATTACCGACGAAACCGAGGCGACGGAATCCGGGACAATTAATAAAATAGAGGAACTCGAAAACGGGATAATCGAATATCTGAGGACCGGCGAAAAGGTGACTCTTGCGAGCAGCAACCGGCCCGGCAGCAATTTCCCGCCGATGGTCAAGCTGATACTTACCATGATTGCAGTCGCAACCGGCGTGCCTTATGAACTGCTTTCCGGCGACTATTCACAGACGAGCTGGTCGACGGGCAAG